AAAAATACCAAATACATTATCAGCAGTATTAATTTTACTAATACCTCCTGATATATGACTATGATCAAATTCAATTTCTTCGACCGCACTACGATTTAATTGACTTGCTGTTACAAATAACACATTAAGTTCTTTAGCTAAATTACGTAATTCCTCTGATACATATTTGTCTTTAACAAACAAATCGTTAGGGCTTACTTTTGCTGATACTGGCATTAACAAATCTAAATAATCTACCATAACAAAATCAATTTTAATTCCTGTTTGTACTTGAACTTCTTTAAGATAACTTCTAACATCATTAACATTACTTTGTGCTGGCAATGATTTGACTCGATATTGTCCTGCTTTTTTGCCGAACATTTTAACTTTTAATTCAGCAGTATCTAAATCTTTTCTAATATCTTTAGTTGACATGCCCGACAACATCGCATCAGTTCGCAAACCGCATAATTCTTCGCTGAGTTCTAAACTAACATATGCTCCGCTTAATCCTTGCTCCAGCCAACTTAAAGCAATATTCATCATGACTAATGATTTGCCTGAACCAGAACCACCTGCGAATATGTTTAGTTCTCCTCTGCTAAATCCGCCATACAATATTTTGTCCAGACTTGGCCAGCCAGTACTAACCTGCCCGCCACTATTAAAATATCTGTTATTTCTTTCAGAAGGACTAGCAAAATAATCGGTTCCCATATCTTTTTGTAAACTTATTTGTACTGCGTCTTTAATAAGTTTTTCTACTGGTAAGAATTCTCCCTTTTCTAACAAGTCATACGCTTTAAGAATGGCCCTTGATAACTCTTCTTTTTTAGTGAAGCCTTCAAATTCCTCCATAAACCAATCAACATTACCATCTGGTAAGTCAGGCAATTTGTTAAGTTTAACATTTGCCGCTGCCGATACTTGTTCCAATATCGGCAATGCGCCATGTTCATCGTAATGAGATTTTACAAATTTTGCCGCCGAGCGTAAACTTTTGTCAAAGTTATCAGGATTAAAAATATTTTGTACACGCACAAATGACTCTGCGTCTTGTAACATCATTTCTAAAAATAATTTTTGTACTTCAATTCCGTAGTCGTTTAACAAGTTGTTTCCTTTTTATTTCAATTTTATATTTGTTTGTTTCTCTAGATTGCAATATAGTTAGTAAAGTTGCTATCTTACCCATACAAATTACAGCATCATTAACATCTTTGATACCATTGGACCATGTAGGCATGCTTACTGCCCAACCTAATTCTATGGCTTTATTCACTAATGTCATTCCAGCTTCATCTTGATCTGGTACTACTGTAACCGTCTTTCCTAAACTTTTTATCACTTGTGCTTGTGTTGAATTAATATCATTATGTAATACTGCCACTGCATTAATAGCTAAAGCATCAAATATTCCTTCGACCACAAATAAATGCTGCCATTCTTCTTGTTGTAAGTCAGTGCCGAATACGTATCCTAATTGTGTATCAGATATGTACTTAGGAGTACGATCATCTAAAAATCTTGCCGTATTTCCTACTATAATATTGTTATACGTAAATGGAATGACAATACGTTTGCTTGCCCTTCCTTCACAATTTGGAGATACCATATATGGGTATACTGTGTAATCTATATTTCTTTTTTTCAAATAGTTTATATAAATTTCATGCGTCGGATTATCACCATCTATAAGTTCTAAATCCTCAGGTAAATCACGTTCTTCAAATTCTACAGCTTTGATAATTTGTTTTTGATTTTCTATTAGCCCATACATTGTGCGATGTCTTAGACTTTCGATATTAATTTGTTCGATAGTCATTAAATCTACGCCCAACCATTCTAATAGTTTACGTGCTTTAAATGTTAAATCTCTACCTAATGTAAATGATGCTGTATACCCACAATTAAAACAATGATAAGAGAACCCGGTATCACCATTGATTTTTAGTCCGCCGCGTTGTCGTTTATCCTGTGAATTGCCTCTATGTATACAACACGGGGCATTAAACGATATCCAGCCAGAACTTGTATTTTTACGTTTAGCAGGGAGAAACGAAACTACATCAATCATACTATATTATAGCAAAATTAATGTAAAAAATATAGTTTATCGGTATAATAAGTTAACAACGTAACCAGTTGATATCACTACAAACGCGCCTTGATTGGCCGGGGGAACGGGGTAAGCTTCGGGATTTACTCCGCCAGCCGGTATAGGCCAATAACCAGAACCACCATTAATAACATTAATGCCAGTAACTGTGCCATCACCATTGATAGTAGCTTCGGCAATGGCACCTGATCCGTTGCCTAAAATATCTATCTTGGGAGGGGCCAGGTACCCAGATCCACCGTTACTGACTATGACACTTGTCAATACCCCGTCGGTACATACAGCATAAGCTACTGCCGGAATCCCCGGAGGGGTAGGGGTAGCAAAAAGACTATTATTAAATGCTACTCTTAGTAAAGGATACCATCCAATAACATTTAAATAGATAGTTCTTGTTTCATTATAATAAGTAGTACTTTCGGTAGCATTTAACCAAATACTTTGATACGTGTCAGCCCATTGTGCTTTGATAGTACCTGTATAACCCACTAAATCCATTTGAATCGTAGTGACATAATTCACGGGATTTATAAAACTAGAATAATATTCAGTATTTTGCCAAGAATTCCAATACCACTGCCCATCTCCGTTGCCCATCCAATATGGACCTGCCCAACTAGGATAATTTTCATATCCTCCCCCGTCATATTCAATCCCTTGATTAGTACCTTCCAATGTTGGTATAGTAAGTTGATAGCTTGGCACAAAACGTGGAAAAACTGAGTTGACTAAATCAATAGGGGCTCGAGCACCCGATTGGGCATTAGTAAATACTGCTTGATTCAAATTACCACTTTGTACTGAAATTGAATACGAAGCTGGTTGGGCAATTAGTTCTAATGTATCGGCAGCTGGTATAAACACCTTAATTTGCCCTGTCGGGGCATTAAGAATAACCATTGGTTGTTGTAATAAAAGAGTAGTTCCTTCTGTATTCGTTAATCGAAAGATAAAACTAGATCCAGTTACATTTACTGGTTTTTCATCTTGATTGACAAGAGAAAATAGCAATACATTGTCAACCCCTAGATTAATTGTTAATTTTTTGGCGTACACAGGGTTATATCTCGCAGTGAAAAATTGACCGCTTGAGTCTATCAATAGTACTTGAGTTCGTTGTTGGTAAAGGTAGGCGGTAGTTGAATACATACATATTATTTAGTGGATATTTTATGCAAAAGGTTAATGATATTTATCCAAAAATTTTGAACGTATAAATATGAAATATAAAAATAATTAATTATGAATAATGAAATTTTTGCTAAGTTAGCTGACAAATACCCGTTTATATCGTTGTGTGTTTACGCCTCTCAAGAATATGTGGGAATTATACAAAATCGAGATGATGCTATTACTACAATTTATGACTTTGGTAGTATAACTGACCTAGAAGTTAAAAAACAATTTTTAGAATTGGCTAATATTTGGTGGTGGGAAAGTAATAGACTTATACCTATTAACATATTTTTAAAACACGAATGGTACCCGTTTAAAGATTATATACGCACATTTGTAAACAAAGATTTAGAGATTTTACACGGGCCTGTATGTAGTTTAAGTGAGTTAGCCCGTAAAAAAAGCAAAAGAAAATCTATAACTTTAGTTAGGCGTATGGAGTAAATTCATGTGTAATGCTACTAATGCCGCGTAGCTTAAAGCATGAGATTTTTTAAAAGTGTATCCTCGACTATCATCTCCGTCCCACACTGATTGGAATACATCTTTCCACGTTTGATTTTGTAAGTGTGCCTTTCCTGGGCGTATTATACTAATAAACGCTGCCATTCTAGGAATACTATCAGGGCGCATAGATTTCAATAATTCAGTATAATTTCCCACATGAACTAGTTGCTTAGACCATTCAATATCTTGCCACAATTTGTCCCAAGGTGGAATTTTTGTTAGCATTTCTTCGTAATGTTCTGGGCTCTTGATAAGTTGATACACGCTCATGTTTAACAAATCAATTTTAAAATAACCTCTATTTTCCGCATCTTCGTAATCTATAGCTGCACAATTATTAATTGGGTCGTATGGTATATCAGTTACATATATACCTGAATTATGTTTTCTTACTTGTCCTTGATGAAGTTGCCTTGCTGGTACATAGTTAATAAGTTTTAAAACTTGTTCTCTATCTGCTAAATCAATATCAATATCTGCGCTCATCACCAACCTGCTTTTTGTAATAGTTCTTGGGCT